AGTCGCTAAATATAGAAATAACAAGTTACCTTTATTGTTTTTTCCAACAATCATTTACTCAATATGCCGAAGATACAACGAGGCATTTGCTTTGATTGAGACAAACAATGTTGGCCAACAGGTTGTCGATATTCTACACTATGACTTAGAATATGAAAATGTATATAAAATTGACCATCATCATATCAAAGGGCAAACAATTTCTGGCGGTTTCAAAAGAGCATCTAATTTTGGTATTAAAACAACCAAAACAGTTAAAAAGATTGGCTGTGCCAATTTAAAAACTCTTGTCGAATCTGATAAGTTATTCATACAAGATTTTGATACTATTGCCGAACTGAATACCTTTATTCGTGTCAGAGATTCTTACGCAGCCGAAGAAGGTAATAATGATGATATCGTAATGGGTCTTGTTCTTTTTGCGTGACTAACTGCCCAAACCTACTTCAAAGATTCAACAAACATAGATATCCGAAAGGTTCTATTAGAAGAACAGAACATGCTTGGAGATGAAGAACAACTTACACCTGTCGGAATTATAGATGACGGAAGAAAAGAAGAAGTCCTCATTGATTCCGGTGATGTTTGGACCGAAAGAGGTTATCACACCTACCTCAAGCTTATAAAAAACTAAATAGACGATAAAAAGAATTCTATCCTATAACAAAAGGAGAAATCCATGGCATTTCAGCTCTCACCAGGCGTAAATGTATCAGAAATTGACCTGACTACAATTGTGCCTTCAGTCGCCACTAGCATTGGCGCATTTGCGGGGCCGTTTGCTTGGGGTCCAGCAAGTGAAATCATTACTATTTCTGACGAGGTTCGCCTTGCCGACAGATTTGGTAAACCTGATTCTACAAATTATGAATACTGGTTCTCAGCCGCAAACTTCCTAGCATATACAAACACATTAAAAATTGTCCGTGCGATATCAATCGCCGACTCTCGTAACGCAATTGCGAATAGCCAATTAACTGCTGTTCTGATTAAAAACGAAGATGATTGGGAATTAAACTACTCAACTGGCCAAGGCGCAGTCGGTGAATTTGCCGCCCGCTATCCTGGTTCAATTGGTAATTCTCTCAAAGTTTCTATGGCAGATGCCAACACATATAGTGGTTGGACATATGCTTCTAGCTTCACAAGCAGACCAAATACATCAACATATGTAATCAATCAAGGCGGAAGCTATGATGAAGTTCATATGATTGTTATCGATGAAGATGGTAAATTTACAGGAACTAAAAATACAGTTCTTGAAGTATTCCCATTTGCTTCTAAAGCTGCTGATGCAAAAGACGATTCTGGTAATTCAACCTATTATAAGAATGTTCTCGCATCACAATCAAAATACATTCAATGGATGGATCACCCAGCTGCAGGTTCAAATTGGGGTGGTAATTCATCAGTTGCATTTGCAAATCTAACTGCCAATGTAACAACATCACTTTCACTTGGTGCTGATGGTAATGTTTCAACTGCCAATGTGGTAACTGCATACGATTCATTTGACAATGCCGACTCTGTTGACATTTCATTAGTCATTTCAGGTCCTTCTAATCAGACACTTGCAGACAGTCTCATTTCAATGGCAGAATCACGCAAAGATTGCTTGATTTTCTTATCACCAGAAAAAGCAGATGTTGTAAACAATGCTGGTGATGAAGCTGCTGATACAGTTTCATACCGTGATACATTGACTTCTACTTCTTATGCCGTATTAGATGGTAACTGGAAATATCAATACGATAAGTATAACGATGTATATCGTTGGGTTCCATTAAATGGCGATGTTGCAGGTCTATGTGCAAGAACAGACCAAGAAAGAGACCCATGGTTCTCACCAGGTGGTCTAAATCGTGGTATCATCAAAAACATTATTAAGTTGGCATACAATCCAACTAAGACTGACCGTGACACCTTGTATGTAAAAGGCATTAATCCTGTTGTTACATTCCAAGGCGAAGGTACAGTTCTGTTTGGTGACAAAACATTGCAAAGCAAACCATCTGCGTTTGACCGCATCAATGTCCGCCGTTTATTCATTGTGCTTGAGAAATCAATTGCTCGTGCGGCTCGTTTCTCATTGTTTGAATTTAACGACCAATTCACCAGAGCGCAGTTTGTTTCATTAGTAGAACCATTCTTGCGTGATGTTCAAGGTCGCCGTGGTATTACCGACTTCCGTGTAGTCTGTGATGACACCAATAATACTGGTGAAGTTATTGACCGCAATGAGTTTATCGGTGATATCTACATTAAACCTGCACGCTCAATCAACTTTATCCAACTTAACTTCGTTGCTGTTCGCACAGGCGTAAGCTTCGATGAAGTAGTTGGGAAGTTCTAATAAATAGAGAAACAGGAGATAATTAAATGGCATTTAATGTAAACGATTTTAGAGCGCAAATGACAGGGGACGGTGCTCGTCCTAATCTATTTGAAGTTTCTATGCCATTTCCTGCGTTCTCTGCGCCAGGAAATGCACAAACTAAACTTACATTCATGTGTAAAACCGCTCAATTACCAGGTGCAACAATTGGTGTAGTACCTGTTCAATACTTTGGTCGTGAATTAAAGTTTGCTGGCAACAGAACATTTGCCGATTGGACAATCACCGTTATCAATGACGAAGATTTTTCAGTTCGCAATGCTTTTGAAAGATGGATGAATGGTATTAATTCTCACAACCTTAATATCCGTAATCCAATTGCTTTAGCACCTTTAGGTTACACCGTTGACGGTGAAGTTACTCAGTTTGGTAAACAAGGTAACTCATTGAAGAAATATAAGTTTGTAGGACTATTCCCAACCGATATCACACCTATTGATGTTGATTGGGGTTCAAATGATGCAATTGAGGAGTTTTCTGTAACTCTCACCTATCAATGGTGGGAATCAGTAGCAGACGGTGTTGTGTAAGAAGAAAGGCTTCGGCCTTTCTTCAATTTTTTTAGGATGATTTTTAATGGCAATTAAACTCTTTGGCTTCACCCTAGGTAAACAAGACATTGTTCAGGTTCAATCACCTGACCAACCATCCTTTACGCTTCCAAATGAAGCGATGGACGATGGTGCAGTTACCATCACATCTAACCCTTATTACGGCACTTATGTCGATTTAGAGGGTGCGGTTCGTAACGAACTCGAATTAATCACCCGTTATCGTGAAATGGCAAACCATCCTGAATTAGAGATGGCAATTGATGATATCGTCAATGAAGCAATTACACACGATGTTACAGGTCGAACAGTCAACATTGTTTTAGATAAATTAAAACAACCAGAAACAGTTAAGAAAAAGATTAGTGAAGAATTTGAGACCGTTCTCAAAATGCTCAATTTTGGTAATCTTTCCGATGACCTCTTTAAAAGATGGTATATTGATGGAAGAATTTACTATCATGTTGTAGTAGATGAATCAAATCCAAAAGAAGGTATACAAGAACTTAGATATATTGACCCACGCAAGATTCGTAAAGTGCGTGAATTGGTAAAAGGCCGTGATCCAAAGACTGGTGCAAATATTATTCAGTCTATTGCGGAATACTATGTCTATTCAGATAAAGGTACAACCACTCAAACATATTCTGCAAATGTAAATGCAGGTTTGAGAATTGCACCAGATTCAATTATCAATGTAAACTCTGGTTTAATGGATGCAAAAAATACATTCGTTATTTCATATTTACATAAAGCAATTAAACCACTTAATCAATTGCGTATGGTTGAAGATGCGGTAGTTATTTACCGACTATCAAGAGCACCAGAACGCCGTGTATTCTACATCGATGTTGGTAATTTACCAAAAGGTAAAGCAGAACAATATCTGCGTGATGTAATGATTAAGTATAAAAATAAAGTTGTTTACGATTCTTCTACTGGAGAAATTCGTGATGACCGTAAACACATGTCAATGCTTGAAGATTTCTGGTTACCTCGCCGTGAAGGTGGTAAAGGTACAGAAATTACTACATTGCCTGCAGGTCAAAATCTTGGTGAGTTGGAAGATGTTAAATACTTCCGTCAAAAACTTTTACAGTCTTTGAATGTACCAATCTCTCGTTTAGAACCACAACAAGGTGGCATGATTGGTCTTGGTAGAACAACTGAAGTTACCCGTGATGAAGTTAAATTTAATAAATTTATTATTCGTCTCCGTAACAAGTTTTCACAAATCTTTGACCATGCATTGGAAAAACAATGTGTTCTTAAAGGTATTTGTACCAGAGAAGAATGGGATCAATTTAAAGAAGATATCTATTACGATTATGTAAAAGATAATAACTTTACTGAATTGCGTGATGCAGAATTATTGCAATCTCGTATTCAAACATTAACCACAGTTGACCCATATGTTGGTCGTTACTATTCTGCTGAATGGGTTCGTAGAAATATTCTTCAACAAACTAAAGAAGAAATTGCACAAATTGACCAACAGATTAAACAAGAAGAAGAAAACGGAACTGGCGGTCCAATACAACAACCAGGTCAAGTACCTGAGGTGAGTGCTGAACAATACCCACCTGAAGATAATACTGCCGATAACGGTGCTTCTGAATCACTTACTCCACAACTGGATGCAGATGTAGAAAAGTATTCAGCGATACTAAATAGGCGTTAAAGGAGATTAATATGGATGTTTCAAATTTTATTAATAGCGTTGCAACTGGAAATGCAATTGAAGCCAAAGAAAGTTTAAATGACCTTCTTTCTGCTCGTGCATTTGAAGCACTTGATACTAAAAAAACAGAACTTGCACAGTCTTTATTTACAGGTAAAGAAGTAGAAGTTCAAGATACCGAAGAAACTGAAACAGAAGCTGAATGATAAATTTACAAGAATTTAGACAACTTGTAGAAGAAGAAAAGTCAGACTATTCAAAGTTTGATATGCTTGTTCGTGCTGGTCTTGCCAACAAGGCACAGATAGCACGAATTCATCGCATTTTGGATAAAATGACCGAAGAGCGACCACAGTTTAATAATGCTGATAAAGAAATCATGCGTAATCTTTTTAACCGCATGGTAGATATTATTAGCAACAATAAACAGATTTTTCAAAAAACTCGCCAAGTAGTTCGTGAGGAAATAAATGAAGCAGAGTTAGATACTGCCGATTATAAAATTGGTCCTTCAGGTCGTAAAGTTAGAGCGCATCGTTTTAAAGTAGGTGATGCACCTGTAAAAGAAGAATATGAAATCGAAGAGGCGGCATTAGATTTAAACAATGACCCTCCTTTTGTGCTTGTATTAAAGCGTAAATCAATTCGTTTGTATCCTAATAATACAAAGATTGCACTTTACTACAATCAGAAATTAGACAAATATTTTTCTATACCTTATGGTGGCGGTGTTGATGCACCGGTTCAAGCTGAAGAAACACAAATTGAAGAAGGTGTTATGGACCAACTTCATAAAATTGTTGCCGATAAACAGGCACAAACAGTTAAATTTGGAAATGGTCAATCTCGTAAAGTAGACCATTTTACTGCCTCTGCTATTACGCAAGTTCATAAAGCTTTAAATGATGATAATAAAAAGAAATTTGCAGACATGGTTCACAAATCACCTGCACATTTGGTTAAAGCATCTGACTTTGCATTTAGTAGAGCAAAATGAATTTAATAGATTTAATTATTGCCGGCAAATTAGACGAAGCAAAACAATGTTGTTGTGACCGTCTAAAAGAAATTAC